ATCTATTAATCAAAGGGTTAGCTGAGTAAAAAAGTATTTCAGCTTTAATTACACATGATGTACTGTATATATAAACAGTAATAAGGGGAGGGAGTTGTGAACGATTTGTTCATGGAGTCACTTGCACTGCAGCGGATAGAACTTATGGCCCGGTTGGTCGCCAGCTCAGATTGTAGCGAGGACGACAAGGAGGTTGCGATCTCGTGGCTGTCGGAGCTGACGAGCGACTTGGTTACAAGGCTAAATGAATACGGAGTAGGGCTGGATGAGAGTACGCATTAGTGATTTCGCACCATGGGAAACTCCCTCCCAAATGGCATCCTGCGGTTTGAACAAGCAGTGCATGTCTATGGTGCATGGATTCGCATGATCCGAAAAGGATCGCAACGGGTCGGGGCCGCCAGAACTGGCGCGCTTTCCGGCCCGTCATGCACCTGCATGAAAACCACTACACAAAGCGGGCAGGCGTGGCGGGGATACGAGCGCGCGCTAAGTATGGATTTTCAATATTCTTACAAACACTTGCGGTTATTTGCGATATGGTTTTTGTTTTTACTTTAAGATAGTCTGCATATACTTGTAGTTGCGTTACGAACTGATAAGCTTCAGGTACTATCGAGGAAGGGATATGAAGCGGCTAACTGAAGAACAAATTGAGTATTCTTTAACCAGAGCGAAAAAAATTGCTCGGCGCGAGACCAGGAAAGTTACAAGCGGTAAGAGAGTACTTCAACCAATGCGAGTTTTTTCTCGAGTCAGGATTACTGCACCTGCCGCATTAGATTTATTTAACCCAGCTAATTATAATCTATTTATTGAATTTATAACTCTCATTCGTGATTGTATTTATGATGGCGAAAAAGTGCTCCTAGATTTTAGAAATACTAAGTCTTTAAAGGCATGTGCAGTTATAGTTTTATATGCCTATATTGATTTTCTTCAAAGACAAACAAAAGATAAAACTGTCATAGCAATTACAACATGTGGCTCTCCAAGAGCAAACAACTGGTTTAAATTATGCGGTATTTGGGGCATTACTGGATTTCAACACATTGACTCCGATAAACTAAATTCAATGGAGATTGTCTCCGCTGTTGCAGGTAAGACTAAAAACAATGAAGAGAGCGCTGAGGCTCGGCAGAAAATAAAGAATGTCCTCAAATATATAAAAGGGACCATTTATGATGGAAAAATTTCCGTATCAGACGGCCAGAAGTTATATGCGGCTTTAACTGAGTCAATTAGTAATGTCGGCCTGCATGCTTATTCTAATGAAGAACATTTTTCAGAGTTCATAGATGAAATCGGAAAAAGATGGTGGACTTTAGCTCATAAAGTTGAAGATCAATTATACTTGATGGTTTATGATATGGGGGAAGGAATCCCAGTAACATTAGTAAAAAAAGATTTTTTTACTTTGATAGCGCAAATGTTTAATCCTAAAACTGATTCTGATAAAATATATGCTGCCGTACAATATGGCGAGACGAGAATGAATAGTGAAAAACATGGTAAAGGATTACCTGATATGAAAAGATATGTCGTCGATAATCCTGAAGGGCAATTGCATATTTTCAGTGGTATGGGAAGATACTCCTATAATGCAGAAAATAATACAGAGGAGCAATTTGATCTGCCATACTCTATTGGTGGGACCCTAATTCAATGGAATGTTAGTTTGAGAGGTGCTGAATGAACATCAAAGAAATACATATTGCTGAAGAGTTTTCGGATGTTCCTTATGGCCGTTACGATGAAGATGGTCCTGATAACGGTCAACGGTTCCGTGAAGAGCTACTCGCAGACGCGATAAGAAATTTTGATGAAGTCCATGTTTTTCTTGATGGGGCTATGGGATATGGGTCTTCATTTTTAGAAGAGGCTTTTGGTGGATTATATAGAACAAATGGAATAGATAAAAATATAATAAAAAAGAAGTTGAAGATTTTTACTGAGTTAGACTTCCTCAGAGACAGTATTTGGGGATATATAGCTGACGCTAAAAAGGAGTAAGTTGATGGAAGCTAATCCTTCTTTATTGCAGTCTCTTGCCAGTTCGGGTGTGCTGGCAATTTTGACTGCATTGATTGGTTGGGTTTTTGTATATAATAACTCTCGCGCGTTGCAAAAAAGAAGTGAGACATGGTCTATAGTTAAAAACGTCTCTGATAATCTCAAAGAAATTGAATCATCTTCACGTAAATTTTGGGTGCCAAGTGATTCAAAAGAGATTGATGCAATGTCTTTTCAAAACGAGATTACAGCTTTACTTGCTGAGACAGAACGGTGGTTGAATCATCTTAAACAGCGGATTGAAATTGATGGGGATTTTAAGCCACTAATTGCAGATTTATTTAAAGATGCCACTGCAAACATTGAGAAAGCTCAAACATATGATAAGAATCAAAGAACAAGAGTGAGTATTTTGATTTCTAAAAGAACTAAGATAATCAAAGCTCTCATAGATGAATCTTATCAAGAAGAGTTTTTAAATTAAAAGAAACGATACGGTGCAATTGCATCGTATCGTGATGGTTATGTTCTTTTATTTAAAGCCAGACCCAGTGTTTCATTTTCTTATATTGTAATTTTCAAATTGAATGACTTCTTCTTTTAACCAGCAATTTAACTCTTCAAAACGTTTTTGAAGCGGTAGAAGCTCGTTTTTGACAAAAACGAGACTTGCCTTCTCCACATCCCCAAACCCCCCAACATTACTCGGCATAATCCCCATCATCTGCGGCGGAACGCGGTGAGCTGCCATCATGTCGTCCCGGCTCACGTTCTTGATATTCAAAAACTCATCCTTTGCTGCCACCTCTGACAGTGGGATGATCTAAATCCCGTCCTTTTTGCCGTTCGGCGAATACATAAAGAGGTTGCGGAAATTGCCCGGCCCTTTCGCGCTTTTCATCGCCTGGCGGATGTTGTTCACGTCCTCCTGGTTCTGCGCAGCGTCGGTCATATACATGATGAACCCCGCATGACTGCCGTTGATGTAATACTTACGGCGGAACAGCGTGGCGGACTCGTTCAGCAGGGCAGACGGGATGGCGGAGAGGTATTCCGGCAGGCCGTAAATCTCCTGGTTCAGGTCCGGCTCCATCAGGTGAAAAATGCTGCCTCTGGTGAACTCATATGGCTGCGTGGTCATGCCGTATTGCACAAACCAGTATGTGTCGAGGTCGATCCCGCGGCGGGTGTATTTCGCCAGTGACGGCTCCAGCGACAGGATGCCTCCGAGGCGGTTGGTGCGTTTCTCCAGATAGGCGTTACCGAATACGAGATAGTCCTGCACAAACCGGCTGAACGCCTGCTGGCTCAGCAGCGGATGCGGGATAAAGGTGCTGGTCAGAATGTTGCGTTTAACGGCAATCGGGGAGCTGTGATGCACGGCCGCGCGATAGGTGCGCGCCAGCCCGTCAAAGCTCACCGGCGGTTCATACCAGCGGTCCATCTGCACGCACTCCACATAATCCAGCAGCTCGCGGCGGTCCAGCACCGGGATCGGGTCGCCAAAGCTGAATGCTTCTGCAGATGCGCCGCTGCTGTGCTGAACTGCTGTACGGTTTTTCTTGTTCTTGCCCATCAAAAAATCTCCACAATATTGCTGGTATTGGCGGCTTCGCCCTGCAGCGGTTCGTTAAACAGTGCGTGCATCGTTGCCCAGGCCAGATCGGCATGGCTGGCTTCTTCGCTGCGGCTGGCTTCGTAGGTCGGGCGGTTGCCGCTGGCGGTGGTAGCCCGGCGGATTGCCATGAAAGACTGCGCGATGTCGGTGTGCCCGGCGTCGAACTCCAGACGGCGGTGGCTGATAATGTCGTAGGCCTTGAGCACCAGGGCGTTTTTGACGTTCGGGTTGTAGACAAATTCGCGCACGGCAGGGAAGAACGCCTTCACGTTTTCATACACGCCGTGGCCGACGCCGGTGGAGTCGATGCCGATATAGGTCACGTTGTACTGCTGCGTCAGTTTTTTGATGGCGTCGGCCTGGGCGCGGAAGTCCATGCCGCGCCACTGGTGACGCTCCAGAATGCGGAACTTACCGCCTGGCACGGCAGGCGGCGCCATGACCACGCAGCCTGCGCTGTCACCGTTCTGCGTGCCTTTGGCGGGGTCATAGCCAATCCACACTTCACGCCAGCCAAACGGGCGCAGAGCCAGTGCGTGAAAATCTGACCAGACCTCCCAGCTGTCCACCATGCAGGCCTGCAGCTCGCTGAGCGGAAACACGGACGCCAGATCGTCGATAAACTCGCACATCAGCAGGTTCTGGTACTCGTCCGGGCTGTACTCCATGCGCAGCTGGTCGATATCGAACAGGTTACACCCGCCGCGCACTGCATCTTCCACGGTGACAATCTGGCGATACTGTCCGTCCGGGCAGAGCAGGCCGGGGGCCAGGCTGCCGTGGGTCAGGTCAATATCCACCTTGTCCGCTTTGGCGCGGCCCCGGTTGAACAGCGCGCCGGACCAGAACGGATAGGCGCTGTGAGTCAGGCTGGACGGCGTGGAGAAGTAGGTCTGCCGCCATTTTTTGTGGATGGCCATCCCTGACGCCACTTTGCGCAGCTCCTGGAATTTCGGTATCCAGAAATATTCATCCAGGTACAGGTTGCCGTGGTAGCTCTGCGCCGTGCGGGCGTTGGTGCCGAGGAAGTACAGGCACGCGCCGTTGCTGAGCGTCATCGGGTCGCCTTTCAGCTCCACATCCACCTCTTTGGCAAAGTCGATGATGTACTGCTTGAAGACGTGCGCCTGCGCCTTGCTGGCGGAGAGGAAAATCTGGTTGCGCCCGGTGGTGATGGCGTCAATCAGCGCCTCACGGGCAAAGAAAAAGGTTGCCCCAATCTGGCGCGACTTGAGCAGGTTGCGGATGCGGTGCCGGTTGCCTGCCTCCCACCAGTGGCGCTGGTAGGCAAACATCGAGTCGTGGAAAACCTCCTGCAGCTTCTCGATCTGCTCGTCGGTAAACAGGTTCTTTTCTGGCGGTTTGCGTGGGCCTTTGTTGCGGTTGGCGACGTTGGGGTTTAGGTCTGCTTCGTTGCCGCCGTCGTTGAATTTGCCGATGCGGGCGTGACGCTCAGACTGGCGCGCCAGCAGGTCAATCTCCTTGAAGTCTTTCCCTTCTTTTTGCTCCTTCATAATGAGCTGGCAGTAGCGCGCGGCGGTGGTGAGCTGCATCTGATCCAGCGGCCCGTACTCGCCCCATTTGTCGCGCTTCTTCCAGCTGTGAACGGTTGCAACTTTCTCGCCCAGCATTTCAGCAATGCGGGCTACGCGGTATCCCTGAAAGTACAGCAGCATGGCCTGCCGACGGGGATCGAGGTCTGCGGGGGTCAGT